GATAGAATGTGCATCCATAACTAGAATCAACTCTTCTGTTTCTCAGGGCTGTGGCTGCGTTAACTGGTGTAGTTCCTATGCGCTCTTGCTTATTGTTCTTGTATGCTTCGGCTTTGGGAATATATACATTTGCAAGATCAATTAGTGCTAATGAGTCTCCTCGTTCTTCACAAACATTAATCATGTGTCCTGTGAGGTTGTCGTTTGTAAGACCCGGAGCAGTCAGCAAATTCATATCGACCGATTCTGGATCAGACACTGTGTCGATAGCTCTTCGATATGTGTGATATGCATAGCTCGTATCTTCCGTTACTGTACTTCCCATTCCTGCGTTATACAGAGGATCCGGCTTCTGGATATCAAATCCGTCAAAGCCGCCCCAGAATGGTGCTGTAAATCGGTTATATTGTGCGTTCAGCAGATTTTCATAGGATGAGGTGGTGGCTGATAGCTCGCCGGCGCGAGATCCAGATTCATAGAAATATCTACCATTGCCATCGATGCGCACATCGTCGAGAGAGAATACATAAGTCCACGCATCCACACCTGAGATATCGCTGGGGTTCTTCAAGGGGGGAGTAGCGGACAGCGGGTCGTCAGCAAAGTTAGCATAGGGTAGTCTGTGGCTGTCGGAGACACTGCCATCAGGCCGGGTAGAACCGGATGCTCTTGTTATCGCAAATCCAAAATATGCGTTTGTTGCATCACTTAATCCGCCGTCTGATGCTGAAAGTCGCAATCGGTCGACTGGATAATAAAGAGATGCTGTCAACCCGAGGGCGCCGGCTATGCAGAGGCCTCCTGACATAAAGACGCCAGGATTGCCCGGGGCCTCTGTTGCGTTTACCAAACTTGGAGCGTTGCTAATTGCGCCGGACATGGCAATAAATTTAGCGCTCGGATAATTATCGCCGGCGGGCTTGCCAGATGCAGAAAGAATCGGAGTGAATCCGGGAGGACCAAAATATCCGAATGGAAGATACCGATTATCTGGGCCGCCCATATCGACTGCTTCGTCCATTTCAACATATACAAACTTCGAATTGTTATCATAAGTGCCATATGCCTTTAAACGCCTTTCGTTCGCGTCCCATTTTGTATACTTGTCTCCGATTATTCGTGCAAGATAATTTGGAGAGGTAGGATCTAGGGTGCAGTTATCAAATCTTTCCATTACTATAACATTGCTATCGGTGTCGAGAACACTTCTTAATACAACAGAAAATGTTCCATATTTTGTAGTTGTACTAGTTGAGTGGCGAACCTGTGAGATGGAAACCTTGATGTTCTTATGTAGCCATTCGCCATGGCCGCGGCCCTTGAGGCGGAACAGCTTTTGCTGCTGGGCAGCCTTATAGTTCGCGGGTGTTCCAGACAAATCTTGACCAATAAACCAACCGGCCACTGCTTCTCTCGAAGGCTGGTTCTTCATGTTGTGCGGACCTGTTGCAACTGTTCCGCTTAGAGCGATTCCGTAAATAACACCCTGCATTTGTGTGTCAGATAGGGAAGAGCCGGAAAATCTATAGTTTCTAACATTTTGCTCGTATGTCTCACCAAGCAAGATAGTCTCTTGCTTTGCAAAAAAGGTGCCTGATGAATTTAGCAGCTGCGGATTAGTGTTAAACCGGTTACGAATAAACGTGTCCGAATTATCATCAAATCCAAACTTAACTGTGTGTTTGTTGCCGCTAGCGTCAACATGTACTGTAGTAAACAATTTGCTGCTGTCCATTCCGATACACACGGCGGTTCCGGAGAGCACCGTTCCTCCTTGGCCGCGGCAGGCGCCAGACAGCATAATAGAGCCAGAGTTCATATACCAAACAGCAGCAAGAACGCCGGCACTAGCTTGGCGCGCGGAAATTCCACCAGCTTGGCCCGGGGTTACCAGGGTGGGAGGATCGGTCATAGTGGCGCCGCTACCAGAAGGGAAAACCCACAAACCATAAGCACCGCCGGCCGCGGCCGTGTTGCCGCCACCCTTGTTGGTGCCGAATGAACCTAAGTTGCCTAGATTGTTTGTAGTTTTCCAGCCGGCTGCAGCGTCGTTACCGGCGGTACTGCCGGCCGCAGTCTGCTGACCTAATAGTCTAATGTATGTAAGAGGAGCAACATTTGATCTCAGGAAAGCTTTTGCAGCATAAGTGCCGTACATTGGTGACTGTAAATTGCCGTCACGGTAAACGTCGCCGCCGCCGTTGCCCGGTACTGCGTCACCAAACACCTCCACAAACTTAGAAAATGAATCAACCTTAATCGGCTGCATTGCTAAGCCGCGGCGAGATCGACCTATAACAACGGGACCTATTGCGTCCGCTGTTTTTGGGATAAAGGAGTTATCAATCTCATTGATAAACACTCCTGGAGATACAAACTTAAAATTTTTAACTGACATTTTTTGCTTTCCTCTTTGTTCTATGTGTTGCGCTTCACACCGATATTAATGCAATCATACATAAATAGTATTTTTAACACCAAAAGGAACAAAAGGCTTTTCAGGAAATAAGAAAATAAATTACCGTTTATTTCAGGAACTCTCTCCAAATATATTCTGAGTACCTGGATAAGCCATACTTTCCTGTGGAAATAGGTACTCGACGACGTTTTCTTCTACTCTAACAATCGGGCGATCGTCATTGTTACCTTCACCAATCAAGTATCCGAGCACCTTAATGGTTACATCTGTTTGAAACATCCTCATATCTTCTCCAAGATTGCTAACATTATTAGAATGATTAAATCCTTGCTCGATAAAGGCCTCATAAAGATGGCCATTTCTTCTCATAACAAAACCGTTTATTTGTCCTGTTCTTCCGATAAATGGAGTAACTAAGTCGTTCATTTGCTGTTGGTATTCTGTTTTAATTGTAATCTTATAATCGATATTAACATATATTGGAATAGGGATCGATAAAGTTTTTATTACAATCTTTTTGTTGACTCTCGGACGGAACGGGCGCTCAAGAACACCGGTGTTGTTGCGTGTATTTCCAACAACAGCAAAATTTCTTGTTTTATCTTCTTTTATTTTGCGCGCAATTATAAGGCGCCCCGGGCGGCCGTTCTTATCCTTCGAATAATAATGCGCCTGAAATCCTCCCTTGCGCGTTGGATCTTTGGTTATTCCTGTGCGTTCTATACCAATAATAGGAAGCTTGAGGGCGCCCCCATCATCCCGAAGCGCCACATCATTTTTAATTTGAAAGGAACGCTCAGGAGCTTGCCACAAGATTGGAACGTCTAAATAGCCCTCATTGGTTCTGGCTTTTAGATTTAAGTCTTTCTTAAGCCATGATGTAATAGCATAATCTATGGTCTCTATGGTGGAAGAGAGCATACCTATTTCTTTAAGGGTACCTTCCTTGAATTCAGGAGGCAACAACGCAAAATCAAAATTATCCGGCAGCATTGAATAGTCCCTTTCTCGCTCGTCTGCATCTGGCAGAAATCTCAAAACCGTGATCAACTTGACCAAACAGCTTTCTTGTTTCTGTTAATTTAACTATCTCATAATAATAACTACCATACAAAACAAAATCTCCTTCTCGAACATACATATTTTGATCTTCTTGCAGGCGGCGCTCGTGAAAATGTATGTTAATCTCCCAAGTTTTGTCAATTGCTGCGTTTTCCATATATTCCGTTGAAAAGTCGGTGAATTCAACCAAAGCATATATTCTAATCGGTGGTAAGAAAGTCTTTTTAATCGCCTCGCCATAAAGATCGTGAAAATTGGTGGTGGCCATATCTATGGAATAATATAATACCTGCTGGCCAATGATTTTTTCGATTAATTCATCATTGACTTGCTTAACAAGATTGCGCTCTTTCTTACCAAGAAAAAGCGGCGGGGGTGGGGCTGCTGGTCTTTTCCACTCGTCAGACATTTATTATTTACCCCACAAATATCGGCAGGGGTGCTCGCCGGAGAGTTTCCTCTGCGGCTGTTACCTTCTCTGAGTCTTGCTTCGCAAGAGCCGTATATTCCATTTCTTTAAGTATCTCAACTAGTTTTTCTCTGAGCGTTGTTTGCTCTTCCTTCGCTTGCGCCAGCAAATCACTGTGATTTAGGGTGACGCTTTCACCCGGAATGGGGATGGTGGCGAATTTACCTCTAATCTGTCCCAGCATTTCTTTACAGAGCGCTAGCGCATACTTTCGAATCCATTGTTTCCCGATAGAGTTAATATTTTCATAGGGTATATTCCCAAATGGCAATGTGTTCATATTGTTAACGCCATTTACTCCCGAGTTGTAGTTATCATTTGCATCCCATGCGTCATCATCAACATAGAAGCGGAACCAAATTCTGGAGCCCTGAGTCATTCCCCAGTCGGTTGGTGTGGGGTACAATTTTAAACGGTTGTTGACAATTTCATACGAATAGTGCGAAGTTCTCGTATAAATCGAATCTTCATACATAATCGCCTGCATTTTGTTCTGCCATGTTGGAATAATCTCGAATGTTGAATCATCAGAAAATTGTCCGTATGTAGACATATTACCTACAACGCCTATTCCACCATAGTATCCATAAAATCTCCACATCGCGCGAGGGGACTTATAAAACACTTGTGTGATGATTATTCTTTGTTTGTTGTGTACTTTGCCTTCAAAGTCGATTGTGTTTCCCCCATCATCTTGACCGGTCGCAGAAGCATTTTGAACAATCTCTTGCAGATCGTAGTCCTGTCGGTCGTTAACTACCTTAAAAGAGCCGGAATACTGGCGTACTGTGCCTCCCATACCAGTAGACGAGAGGAGTCCATCACCAATTTTCTTAGTATATTCAAATTGAAATCTAGGATATTTTAGTTCAACACGAGTGCCACCTAGCGTGCCTGACAAGGAGCCGGAATTCATGTTTCCATAATGATCAAACGTCCCAGTAGCAGCGCCAAGGGCGTCTGAAAGTATGTTTTTGCTTTGGTGCAGGTTGATAATATAAGAATATTCTAAAACAGCCTCTTCATAGGCTGCATACACGTTTGATGGTGTAAGCTCGATGTCTACAACGTCTCCACCAAGCTTTTTATAGACGTATGCTACTTGGAGGGCGGCGCCGCTGATAAAGGCGGCAGAACCCGTATACATGCCAAACGGCAATGAACTAGCGACCTTAGTTGCACTTCCGGTTGAAGTTAGTACGAATGCGCTTGTTTCTGGCCGGGGGCTGAGGTTGGTGGGCATCTAATGGTTCTCCTGTTCTAATTAGTGCTTCCCCAAACAAAACCCCCAGACAAGCTGGGGGTCTTTTTTGGCTATATTTTTATTTACTTGGTCGCTTTCTTCGTTTTTGCTTTTTTGGATGTTGTTACGGTCTTTTTTACATTCTTCGAGGCAGTTTCGACAGCAACGGACGCCTTGACTTCTGCGACAACATCTTTTGTTGTTTTTTCTTCGGTAGTGTTTAGTATGGTCGCAACACTATCGGTGCGAGCCTTGTTTTTCCACCAAAGTCTTCTTCGAGGATTCATGGAGGGTCTCCTTGTATTATATATAGTCGGGTATACAGGCAAATACAAAAATCTCAAAAATTGTAGACGAAAAAATTTGGTAGATCGATGTTTTTTATTCTTCTTCTGTGACGATCACGTTTGCGACTTCTGAAACAGCCAGAACTATCCCACGAAGATGGTCTAATATGCTTTTATGTTGTTCATAAAGGTTTTTAATGTGACTTTCCAAGGTTTCTACTCTATCTTCTAGAGTAATCTCCGTGGCCTCTGTCTCTTCAATTTCTGCATCAATGACTGTGGTTTCAGACATCTTTTCTCCTAGCGTTCCAGTTTCTTTTATTATAACATATTGAGTTTGGTTTGTCAATAAAAAACCCCCAACGTTGGGGGTTTGAAAGATAATAGAACAGCTCTATTCTTCGGAAGGTTCCTCAGAAGATCGCGGCCGAAGATGATCAAAGATATTTAACTGAACTAGTTCTCGAAAGCTTTCTAGTATTCTTTTATGTTGACCATATAGCTCTGCAATTTGAGACTCAAGAGTTTCGATCCTCTCCTTGTCACTTCTTTTCTCTTCTGTAACTTCTTCTTCTATTGTTGTGTCGTTATTCATTTGTTTTTGTTCTCCTATGTTACAGCGCGCTAATTGCATTTGCTGGTGTCTTTAGTATAATACATTGAGTTTGACTTGTTAAGAAAAAACCCCCCCCAATAAAAGAGGGGGGCTTTATATTGATTCTCAGTTGCTATTGTTAGGCGTCTGTGACTGCGACTGTTCCGCCAGTGGTTCTAATAACCCCTTTGACACACATAACATTATCATTATGGCCAGCATGTAAGTACAGGAAAGAACCGGCCAGAATTGTGCTCAAGCCAGTGTCAGTTAATAGAATAAGATTTCTACCATCCACGAAAGCGGCCTGTCTCACAAGAAGATCGGTACCCTCTGTGGTAACCCAAACTTCTGAAGATTGCGCATCTAAAGAGTTGTTGGCATGCGTCGTCAATTTAAGAACACCGGTGCCAGCAAAGGTATTGCCCGTAAACAAAATCAAAGTTTCATCACCAGCGGTTGTCATATCAGCACCTACAGTCATGACAACGGTACCAGAGATGCCGCCAGTCAATCTAGAAATTCTCTGGGTGACTGTTGGCGTTGCGCCGGGGGCGCCGCTGGTTCCAATTGGAACATCAACCCCCAGCACTCCTGACCCACCGAAAACGGTGGCAGCATGCACAGCGGTAGGTACAGCGGTGAGGCCGGCGACATATTCCAGAGCTTTAGACAGATTTAAAGCGGTGACACCAGATGATAATACATCGTCGGTGCCAGAGGCTGGGTCTAGTCCCTGCATGATTGCGGCGCCCCAGTTGGCGCTCCATTGTGGGTGCAAACCCCACATCGTGGTTTGAATACCGTTGTTGTACATGTCCTGGCCATATACAGTATGTGCGCCGGTACCGCTGATACTGTGTGCACCGGTAAAGGTTGCTGCAGCACTCGTTGTAATAATGCAGTCTGTTAATGTTGTGCTAGTGAAATTGATATCTCGCTTAAGCGCTTCTAATAGAGCTTCGACTCTCGCCAAGCCAATTCTTTTACTTCCCATAATTTAAAACCCTCCATTTATGTGTTTATAATTTAGGTGAGACGAAGGTTGCCCTCTGCCTCGCCTATAAGTAGCACCTCACATAAAGAAAACCCCCACCTTTTTCAAGGTGGGGGTCTTCCGTATCACGTTTAGCCGTGCTTTTTACCTAATATGTAACAAATGTTTATCTATTAGGATGTAGCTCCAGCCTCACCGATGATACCTCGTACAACGACTAAGCCATACATATCGGGACGAACCATCTTCTTCGCATAACGAGTCATGACTCCC